ACGGAATCCAGAGAATCCAAGGTTCAAAGCCATATCAGCACTGTTGTTAAATACTCCGTAAGAAGTACCACCTGAACCATAAGAGTTTTGAGCAGCAAGCATATCATCAATAGCTAAAGAAACTTCTCTATTGTTGAATAGCATATTTTCTTCAATTGCCCCTTCTTTGTCAAGTTTCTTAAGGATGTAATCAAAAGACTCTAGGTCGTCTGTAGCTGAAGATCCAGCGATACCAGCAGTTACGTGTCCTCTTGAAGTGATAGCAGCAAAAAGACCTTCAGTTCCGTGAATATCAGCAGCGTAAGCAGCAGATGTTAAGTCAATAGATTCAGCTTTTTCAGCTTCTACCAAAGACATTTCCATATAGTCTTCAAAGCGTGAGCGGGTATCCCCTTCAGCCTTAACATACCATAAGTATCCAGATTGACCAGATTCTCCAGTTACTTCAACCCACCCAATTTGAGCAGCGTCAGAACCATTGATTTCATAATAATCACGTAGGATAATAGGTTTGTTAGTTAAAGAAACAAACTGTGGCTGAGCAGCAACAGCGATAGCAGAGCTACCTTTTTTAAACTCAGATCCAAATACAAATACATCAGCATCGTCAGCGTCATCAAAAGCGGTGTCTAAGCTAACTGCTCCATAAGGAAGTACAACAGCTACGTTAGCGCTTGCAAATGAACTAACATATCCTTTTACAATACTAGTACGTCCAGTTTCTTTTCCTTTGATAACCAATGTTTGGCCAATTTTAATAGCGTGGTTAGCTGGAAAAGTAATTTGATTTGCGCTAGCGTCAGTAATTTCAACGTCTGAATAATTAATATGCAGGCGTCCTTGCTCTGACCAAATAACTTGATCTGATGTCATAGGCATTTCAGCGCCTACCATTTGAAGGAATCCAGAAAGAGTACGATCTCCGTAGCGCTCTACTTCAGCTTCGTATAGTTCTGGTAAAAATTGTTGTGCCCATCCAGCAACACCAGCTGACGTAAAGTCAAGGTAGTTGCCTGCGGCGGCTTGTTTGATTGGGAGGGCATTGCCTAAAATTAGCGCACTACCCGCGGTTGGATTTACTCCTGCCATGATTTTTGTGTTTTAAATTTTTAACTTTTTATTTTAATTCTCAGTTTTGAACTATCTTCACCGCTAACCGCTCTTACTTTTAATCCGCCAGCATCAACGTATCCAGTATTAACTTTACGTGGATCCATATTGATATTTTTTGATTCAGCGCTCATCTTTTTAATAGCGTCCGCCATACCTTGCTCATAAAAGTGGTTTGCAATTGCATCAGCATTTTTTGCGGTAAATAAAGCTTTATGATAACCGTTTGCGTCTTTAATCATATTGTTTTCATCTAGAAAACCACTAAACGCATTAATTAAATCACTTTGCTCTTGTTTTACACGCGCAGTGTCCTTTACATTATACCTATATCTGTTTTCTCCAACTTTAAATTCAAAACCTTTGAATTCGTTATTAAAAACTTTATCGGTTTCTTTTGCAAAATGAACAGCTAATTTTTCTTGCACGGTTTGCAATTCGGATTGCTCCTTGTTGTATCGATTAAAAAAGTCAAGAGCTTTTTGTTGCTCAGGAGCTAAACGAGAACCCAACTTGACTTCATCGTAGTATTTGTCCTTAAGCGTAGATAAAAATTCTTTTGCTTTTTTAACTTCCTCTTTAAATGCGAGTTTTTTACGTTTGACGTCTCGCTCGTCGTCCATATCTTCATCAAAGGAAAAAGAATCATCGATTAAAAAATCTATTTCATCATTTTCTAAATGTGATTTAGTTTGCTTATAGTATTCTTTTAATAATACATTAGGATCAGCTTTACTATAATCAGCATTAAGCCTAACATAATCTTCAAGCGTACCACCAGTTTCATTCATGAAATCTACTAGCTTCTGTACATTTTCTGGAAGATCTATTTTTTGGTTTTCGGTAGCAGCGGAAGTTTCGCCAGAAACGGTAGCGGTTTGTTCCGCGTTGCCATCTCCTTCTTCTCGCAGCAACACTTGGTCTTTGATAGTGTCATCTGCTTCTTGTATTAGTTCGATTACTTTTTCTTCAGCCTCTTCGGTAGCGACTGCTTGTTCTTTGTTTTCTGACTCCACTCCTTGCAGTTCCACTTTGGGTTGTTCTGCGCGTAGCATGCTGCCATCTGTGCTTTGCTCTTGAACGGCATTTTCCTTAACTTTAGTTAAATCAACTTTATAAGTGTTATTGTCTTCTTTTACGCTAACACCAGCGCTTTCTAGGGCATTTGTTTCTTTTTCCGCCATTGATGGTTGCTCCATATCAACAGCTCGTATTTTAAATTCAGACATAATATAATATTATAAGATTAATTTTATTCATTTTATCTTGGCTCAAATTGCTCTAAACCAAATCCACCAAGAGCATCAAATCCAGCAGATTCAAAATCTTTAGGTGGTTTATTATTATTTCTCTGATCTATTAATTCAGATTGCTGAGAAGCTTGAATTTTTGTACGCTTATCTTTGCGATCTTCTTTATACTTCTCTTTATCATTTATTACCTGTAAATCCATTTGTTTAAGCTGCATATTAAGCTCAAACTCATATTGCATAAGTTCTTTTTTAATTGCCGCCTCTCTTTCCAACTTAGCTAAATCATATTCAAGTTGAGATTTGTTAATTAAAACTTTGCTTTCAGCTATACCTTGTTGCTTCTGCATATCAGCCATCGCTGCTGCTTGCGCTGCTTGTGTATTAGATTGAGTTTGTGCTTGTATATTTTGCATTTGTATTTGTCTATCGTATTCTTGTTTTTTACGACGACGCATTTTCAAAAGCTGATTAGCTAACTTTACATTTTTTATTTCTCTAATATCAATAGCGTCTTCCAAATATATTTGATCTCTTTGTAATGCTATTTGTATATTATTTTCAAGCTTTGCTTTTTCTTCTTCGTCTGGAGATAAATCTAAGAATATACCAAAGTCGTGTAGATGCAAATCTTTTAAATCGTTAAGCACTGCGACATTAAATCTTCCAATGCCCTTAATAAACGATTCTTTTGTATTTGAGAATTCTAATACATCACTTATTCTTAGTGAAATCGCTTCAGCTGTTTTAAGTGTTATATATAAGCCCGCACTTAAAATGTGTCTTGTTGCAGTATTTGAATTAGCGGCAGCTAACTTTTGCAAACCAACTAAAGCATTAGCATCGGGCATACTACCATCTCTAGCTTCATTTAATCCTGATACATCTCGCAGCATTTGCATGTAATAGTTGTATGAATTAATCAAACTAGCTATTTTTGCATTAGATCCACTAGATTGAAGTTCTTGTATTGGCATTTTACCATTATTAAACTCGCCATCTTGTGTCATAGATCTACCAATAACGGAACCAGTTTGGAAATACATATTAAGCGCTTCCTGTGGATTATAGTTTGTTCCGTTACCTAAGTCTATTTCAGCAATTCCATCAGCATCCAAATAAACACCGTCTGGAACCATTCTAGATAATACTTGCTGCAGCTTTAAATGTGTTAATTGAATCATATCAGCAAATGAAGTCATTCTACTAACAAGTGATTCAATTTTACCACGATACATTCTAGGGGCAACAATATTGTAAGACATATTCACCTTTGTCGTATCCGACTTAGGTCTAGTCATATTTTCAGCTAGCTCCCATTTAAGAATTTTATTTAGCCCTATAATTTTAATACCACTATAAAGCACCTCAATGCTCCTTTCTGTCTTCTCAAATCTACTTCTATCGTCCTTAGGCGGATTAAATCTATCATCTTTTTTAATAGCTTTTTCTGCACCTGAAGCGGTTTCTTTAATTTTATAAACTTGATTTTGAAAAGTTTTATATTCAAAATATAATACGTGTACTATATTTTTATCGGTAGACTCAGCAGGATTATAAGCTTTGTTATACATTAAGCTTGTATTGCCAATACCTTCTATTTCATTAATATCTTCATTAGTTAATTGTGGAAATTGCTTCTTTAACTCAACTATTGATACTTTACGTATTTCACCTACATAATATATATCATCAAAATACGGTGAATCAGTATAAGAATAAATAATATCCGCTGGATCAACGTATTCAACTTTTATTCCTTCAGATGTATTAAATATTGTTTTATTTGTAGCAATACCTATAACAGCTAAGTCATAATCTAATCTTTTCTTTATTAGATCATATTTATTATGGTCAAATACATTGTTTATTGCTTCTTCTTCAGCTATTTCTATAGATTGTTTATAGTTAAGCTGCATGTGCAAGTCAAGTTCTTCTTGATTATTAGGTATATTTTCTTCGTTAACTGTAAATAAATTTACGCCAAGCTCTTCTTTAAATGATTTTTTATAATCATAAGCGTACATATCGCTTAATAGATTATTCACATACTCCGACCTTTTGCTTATAGCTAATTGATCTTGTGAATAAGCTTTTATTTCATATAGTCTATCATTAATACCGTTTACAACTATATCTACAAACTTTGGTATAATAGGAACAGGTTTCCAGTCTATATTTAAATAAGATAAATCACCATTAATTGATAATTCATCTTTGTATTTTTGTATAGATTGCTCTCCTCTAGCATAAAGCCTTAACCTATGAAAATTATCTCTATTAGCAAAAAATCTAATATCGCCAGAGTCTCTTCTAAACCATTCTGATTCTATAGCCGCTGCTACATCAAGACCGTAGCTATACGAAGCTTTTTCAGAATCACTAACTGCTTGGCTAGGAAATATGCCTTTTGGTAATGTTTTTGACATCTATTTAATTATTTTTGAGAATGTTCCGTTATTATCGTATTTTGTAAACCCAAAGCTTAATGCTCTTGTTTGTCTTTCTTCTTTAGGTGTATATAAGTGCCTGTTGCAAGCCATTATA